TCTGTTGCGCCGTCGTCGGCGGGACCGGATCGCCCAGCGCGCCCCGGACCCACGTCTCATCCTCCGGCTGGAGGCGCCGGTAAATCTCCGACCGCGCGATGTCGTTCTCCGACTGCAGCGCGTCGGCAACCTGTTGGCGCTCGGAGAGCGAGAGGCGTTTCGGCGCAGGCGCCGGTGTGGGATCAGCCATCGATTACCGCGGATTGTTCTTCATGATGTTGTCGAGCAAGTCCTTGCCGGGGTTCGGCGCGCTCGGCCCGGCGGGTGCGCTCGGCCCGGCGGGCGCGGTCTGCAGGCCCGGTGGCGCCGTCCCGGCGCGGGCGCCGCCGGCGCGTTCCTGCTTGACGGCCTCGAGCCACTGCTCATAGGTCATCTCGCCGGGCCGCGTCGGCTGCGGGGCCATCCACGTGGGACTGCGCCCCAGCGACCGGGCCATGTCGTCGCGTTTCTGGCCTTGCTGCTGCAGGACGTTGTTGAGCACCGTCGCGAGCTGCTGGCCGCTCATGACCGGATTCGGCAGATGGGCCGCGAGCAGGTCCATCCATTCGCGACTCGGCCGCGCGCCGGTCATCGTGCGGAGCAAGGTCGCCTGGACCATCGCCGTGCGCTGATTGATGTCGGCCTGCTTGAAGTCGCCCGGCGCAATCTTGAGTTGCTGCGCGATGAAGTTGGTATAGCGCGGCGTCCAGGGCGTGTTGTCCCGATCGAGCCCCGCGGCGTGCAGCGCCTTGAGGACCTGCACGCCGTTCAGTTCCGCCACGTTCATGACGGACTTCATCTCGATCTGGCCCTGCGTCAGCTTCGACGGGGCCTGCATGCGGAGGCCGGGCGGCAGACCGGGGACGACGCTCACGCCCTGCGGGCCGAGGTGGACCGGCGTGGCGTTGCCGTCCGCGTCGTACAGGATGATCGGCTTCTCGTAGGGCGCCTGCGCGGCTTGCTGCGCGCCCGTGATCGCCCCAGCCTTGCGCGCTTCAGCCGCTTGAATCGCCGGCGTCAACCCCGCGAGCGTGGTAGCCGTGGTCTGCGCCACCTTGCCCGCGGTGACCTCCGGACTCACGGCAGCAAGCCCTTGCGCCTTCGCCATGTCTCCGGCCGCCGCCGCCTTCGCCGGCGATTCCGCGGTGATCGTGGCGATCGCGTCGGCCGTCTCCTGCGGGCTCAACTCGTGCTTGGCCGCGCCCGCGCCCATCGACTGCCCGTAGGACTCCTCGCGTTTCGTCGCGCCCGCGCGCGCCATCTTGTCCTGCTCGGCCGCCCGCAGTTGCGCGCTGCGGGTGAGAGCGTCCGAGAGCGCGCTCTGCAGGTCGCCCGGAATCGCGCGATCGGGTTGTTCGCCGCCGAACTGCTGGAGATCGAAGGCGGGCTGCAAGGGCAGCGACCCGTAGTCCTGGCCCGTGGCGTTCGTGAAGCGGCGGCCGAGATCGGCCCCCATCGCCTCGGTCGTGGGCGCGGTCAGGAGCTGCTGCGAGATCAGCCGCGGGGCCACCGTGCGCGCGAGTTGCTGCATCGGCTCAATCGGCATCCCCTTCATCACCGGATCGATCTGCGCCGCCGCGATGTACGCGGACGCGCTCCCCGGGTCTTTCATGATGTTCGCGATGAGATTCGTTTGCCCGGTCGTCAGCGCGTCCTCCCGCTTCGCCTGCTGCGCCAGTTGCTGCTTATAGAGTTCGAATTTCCATTCGTCCTCGATCTGCTTGCGCTTGATCGCCTGGGCGGACCACTGTTGCAAGCCTTCCCCGAGGCCCGCCAGGCCCGCCCCCGCGAGTGTCCGTCCCGTGATCGGCATAACGCTTTAGCCCTGCGTGTTCTGGTTGGCCATTCGGTACAACTGCGCGATCAGGTTGCCGATGTCGGTGTGCTCCTGCGTCGAGCCGCCCGTCAGGCCCGGCACGCCGAGGCCGCCGCCGAGGAGCCCGCCCGCCGCGCCGAGCAGCCGGTGCTGCGTGCCGGCGCCGCCCGTCATCGGCCCCGGCCCGACCGTGCGCCGCGTGATCGGATACGCCGCCGTCGAATCCGACGCGCCCGCCCACCCGCCATAGGACGGATCGAGCGTCGGATCCTGCCGCTGGATCGGATACGCCGCCTGCGCGATCTGCTGCCCGGCGAGCGGTTCGTTCATCGGCGTGAACGACGGCGGCATCTGGGCCGGCGCCGAGGGCCCCCCCGCGATCGACGGATTCGGCGACTGTCCCGCGACCGGCGTCGGTTCGCTCGACATCGACGGCGTCGCGCTCGAGGGACCGGGAGCGCCGACCGGGCCGCCCGTGCTCGGCGGCGGCGGGGGCGGGGCGTTGTACTCGACGCGCGGGGCTTCCGGCGTCATCTGCGGCATCATCGGCGGCGCCTGGCCGACCGATCCCTCGCGCGGGCCGCTCCCGGATCCGACCGGGCCAAAGGCGCCGCCCGTCGACTGCGGCGTGTCCGGCTGGGACCACTCCGCGTTCGGCCCGTCGAGTGGCTCGCCCTGATAGGAGTGCATCGCCGCGAGGTCGGCGTCGCTGTACTGGCCGCCCTCGAGAGGCTTGCGCTGAATGCCGAATGCCATCGGATGCCTTTCGCGTTCCGCGTGGAACGGTTACACGTAGCCGGCGTTGGCGAGTTGCCCGAACTGCAGATACAACTGGAACGCCTGGAGCAGTTCGAGGTTCTGCCCATGCGCGATGTCGGCCAACGCCTTGTCGCGGTCGAGCCCGTAGTTCGCCAGGAACTTCGTGAACTCGTTGTTCTGCTGGAGTTCCTGGATCGCCAGCGAGCCAAGCACCTGCTGTCGGTTCGTGCCCGCGTTCGCCGCATTGCCGAGGATATTCGCCCAGTCGCGCGCCTCTTGGCTTTGCTGGTTCTCGCGCGTGTTGCCCGTCGCGATGGCGTTGCCCCAGAGGTTCCCGTACCCCTGTTGCAGATTCCCGAGTGACGTCTGCCGCGACGTGTCCGTGCCGACGGCGTTGTTGAGGATGCCCGCCCAGTTCTGTTCGTTCTGATTCATCTCCTGCCACGCCTGCGCGAGCGCGCCGGTGTAGGCGGGCGCGAGGTTCGTCTCGATGCGATCGACGGCGCCCCCTTCGAGCCCGCCGCCCGGCGTCGCCTCGGAGAGCAGGCCGCGATTCGCCAGGTCGCCGCGGGCGTTCCCGAGTTGGACCTTGCGCGCCATCTCGTACGGCATCCGGGCTTTCTCAAACGCGGCGGCCTGATCCTGCGGCGAGCTCGTCAGATGGCCCTGCCCCGCGGCGAGGAGCGCCTTGAGCGCCGCGTCCGCATCGTTCGGCGTCGGGTCCGTCGTCGCCTTCCCCTGCGCCCACGCGAGATACGCCCGCAACGCGTCATCGATCGGCGTCTGCGCGCCCCCGCTCGCGTTCGTCAGGTTCTGGCCCGCCGTCCCCATCAACTGCGTGAGCGCCCCGGTGATCGTCTGCGAGAAGGGATCCTGGCCGATCTGCTGTACGAGATTCGAACCGCCGCCGGCGCTCGGATTGAAGATGCCCGCGCTGCCGGGGCCGCCGTACGCCTGGCCGAGACCGAGCATCTGCTGCAGAGAACTGAGCAGCGAGGCGCCGCCCTGGCCGCCGCCGGTGCCGAGCCCGCCGAAGCCCGGCCGCCCGGCCGCCCCACCAGCGCCGCCGATGCCCGTGCCTTCACCACTCGGCCCCGGATGCGCCGCGTTGTACGCCATCCATTGCCAGTCATACTGGCCCTGCGACGGCTCGTACCACGCGCCGCCCGAGCCCCAGCCGATCGGCCGCGCGCCAATGTAGCCGTCGGCGGTGCCGGTCAACATCAGGTTGCCCTGGTTATCGAGTTCGTACTGACCGGGGTACCGCGTATTCAGGATCTGGTACGCCTGGGCCATCGCATTTGGATCGTTCGGATTGAACGAGCCGAGCACCTGCTGCGCGTTGTACTTCAGCGTGTTGCTATCGAGGCGCGACGGATCGAAGCCCGTGAACGTCGCGAGCGGGTTCGGCGTCAGGTGCTGGCCCATGTAGCCTTGGCCTTCACCGCTCGTCTGAATCTGCTGCTCGATGCCCGGGAGATCGGTGTGGCCGTAGGCACCCGACAGCCAGTTGCTGTACTCGTCCTGGCCGGCGCTCCGCCCGAGGTACTTCGTGTACAGGTTGTTGATGTCGCTGTACGACGGCCCCGCGGGTTGCGAGGGCTGGGGCGCCGGTTGCGAGGTCGTCGTCCCGCCGCTGCCGCTGCCGCCGGCATTCGGATCGCCGGTGTTCATCGGCGGCACCGTCACCGGGGGCGCGGTGCCGCTGTCCGGCGCGCCGGTCGGCGGCGGCGTCGTATTCCGCGACCGATAATCCTGGGCTTCGCCGCTCGTCGAAATCTGCCCCTCGATGCCGCCGAGCTCCGTCGAGCCGTAGTTCCCCGAGAGCCAGTTCGCGTACTCGTCCTGCGACGCGCCGCGCCCGAGGTACTTGGAGTACAGGTTGTTGATGTCGTCGTAGTTCGGTTGCGCCATCACGACACCCCGAGGAGATTGAGCGCTGAGAGCGCCCGCTCTTTGTCCGACAACGGATACTGCCGACCGGGCGTGGTGCCGGGGAGATTCACGCCGGGCATCTGCGTCGACAGGCCCGTCTCATCGGGGACCGCCGCTCGCGGGACAATCCCGGCGGTGGGGACCAGACTGGCGGGGCGGCCGACGCTCGCGTCACCCTTCGGCACGATCCCGACCGGCATCGCCGTCCCGCCGCCCGTGAACACCGGCGTCCGCAGATCCACGTAGGCATCGGGCAGACTCACGCCCTGCGCATTCCGCGCCTGGTAGTTACCGATCAAGCCTTTCAGGCCCGCGCCGAGATCGCCCATCACCGTTTTCGGATCGGCGGCCGTGCCCTCGAAGGATTGCCGCTTCTGCTGGTTGAGCGACTGGCCGAGGCCGCTGAGAAAACCGCCAAGGAGCCCGCCGACGGGACTCTGGAGAATCTTCGTCAGGTCGTCGAGCACGCCGCCCTTGGTGTCGCCACCGCCGCCTGACGGCAGCGGGAGGCCCGCGCTCGGTCTCCCGGTGGTCCCGCCGGTCGGCAGCGGCTCGCCCGTTCCTGGCGTCGGCGTCGAGGGCAAGGTCGGCTCTGGCAATCCACTCCCTGGCATCGTCGGCCTCGAGGGCAACGGCTCAGGCCCCACGTCGACGCCGCCGTCGTCCCCGCCATCGCCCCACCCGCCGTCGTCGACCCACCAGCCGCCGTCGTCGCCGCCATCATCCACCCCGCCGCCCTCGCCGAAGGAGTCATCCCCCCCGGAGTCGTCGAAGCCGGTGAACCCGGTGGGCGTCAGGTAGCCGCTCCCGGCGGCGTTCCAGCTCCCATTCAGCCCGCCGTCGTCCACGAGTCTGCGCGTAATGGTCGGCATCCCTGATCCTGTCTGGCTCGTGCCGGTGGTCGTTGGGATGAGCACCCGGCCCCCGGCCACCGCCGCCTGCACCGGATCCACCTTCCCGGTCCTCGCCGCGTTCAGCCCGATGTTCATCCCGGCCGTGAGGCCGCGGCGCGCGATCGGGCTGTTCGTGAGCGAGGCCGAGACGCCGGGGACCGCGCCGCTCGCGATGTCGAATGCCGTCGCCTTGGGATCAAACCGGCCGGTGGCCGCACTGTTCAGGCCGCTCCGCACGCCGGCGTTGATCGCGCCGCGAGCGATCGCGTTTTTGGTCACGGCGCCGCCGATATTGTTCGCGCCGGGGACCGCCGACACAAAATTCAGCGCGTCTTGCCACGCCAAGTGGCCCCGCCGCGTCGCGTCGATCCCCGTCTTGATCCCGCCCTGCACGAGCGGGTTCCCGAGCACGCTGCCGACGGTCGCGTTCGTGCCCAGGCCCGAGGTCAGCCCCGAGGTGAGTCCACCGCTCGTGCCGCCCGCCGCACCGCTGCCGCCCAGGAGGGCGCCCAGCGCCGGGGCCGCGGCCGCGGCACCGACGCCGCCCGCGGCGGCCAGGCCGATCACATTCGCCCAATTGATCGGGTTATTCCACTGGCCCCCTTTCCAGTTCCACTTCGTGCCCTGATGGAAAAAGTCGCGGTCGTCCTGCCCGGCGCGGTCGCCCGGTTGCGTGCCCGTCCCCGTGAACGTCCCGGCCGCATCGAACCACTCGCGGGGGTAGTACGTTTTCTCGCCGCGAATGGTGCGCCAGTAGCGACCTTCTGCGTCCTGATTGAAGTCGCTCAGGCTCAGGGGATGGCCCAGAGTGGCGAGCCCTTCCGTCGTCAGCGGCGTGAGCCCCCACGGTTCAGTATTCGTTGCCATAAACGGCTCACACGGCCGGCGGCGGGAACCCGGCGGCGGCGGCCATCCGGTCCCAGTCCGACATCAACTGCGACTGGATATCCGGGTCGCCCGTCGCGGACTCGACAAACCCGATCCGCGTCTTGAAGTCGTAATTGAACGACGTCGTGAAGTTGAAGACGTTCGGCCGCATGACAAACGACGGCAGGATCACGGCGACTTCCGTGTCCAGTTGCCGCACCACCTGCTGCGCGTAGCGATCGCGGTTCGCATGATTCGGCGTCGCGGGAGCTTCCGCCTGGACCTGCCACGCGACGGAGGACAACGCGGCGCGCACCCGTGACCGGAACTTCTGATCATCGGCGAGCGCACTCTGCGTGTACGAATCGTTTGGCATCAACCCCTCACGCGATCGACGTGGTCAGTTCCAGAAACATCGAGACCCCGGCGGCGGCGGGAAACGCCGCCAGGCCCGGCCGGTAGATGGTGACCCAGGCGCTGCCGGGGGGCGTGAGGACGGCCCCGGTTTCATACACCAGCCCCGCACCGGTGACGAATGTCGCGCCCTTCGTCCAGCGCGCGGCGGTCACGCCGGCGGGCAGGAGGACATTCAGCGTCGGGCCGCCCACGTACCACGTGCCGCCCGAGATATAGATCTGCAGGTGCAGCGTCTTGCCGACGAGCGCATACGCGAACGTGTTGATCGTGCCGGGATCCCAGTTCCCCGCACCCGCGCCACCGACGGCGAAATAGCTGCTGTTCGCGGCGACGTCGATCCACTCGCCGAGCGGCGTCGCGCGTCCGCGCTCGCGGATGTTGCCGATGACATACAGGTTGTTGCTGTCGTCAATCAGCACGCCCGAGTTCTGCACCAGCTTCCCGCTCGTGGTGTCGAACCGGACGACCGCGTTATCCGTCGCACTCGCCGGCCCGACGACAAAGCCCGACGTGGTATCGGTCGCGACCGGACTCGCCACGCGCCAGCGTTGATTGAGGTAGCCGACGAGCGCCGTCTGGCCCGTCTGCAGGACATGATCGGTGCCGAGGCGCGTATAGATCCGATTCGGCGCGTCGGAGGCGGCCGACTCGAAGGCCAGCGTCACGGCGCCCGCGCCCAGGTTCTCAATCAGGAGTGTCCGGCCCTCGACGCCGTTGCGGATCCCGGTGAGGGTGAACGGCGCCGCGCTCAAGAAGACGAGCCAGACCGCGTCCCGGGGATCGAAGTTGTCCTGCTGCGACGCCGGCGCCGAGGCGAGCACCTTCGGACTCCACTGATTTGTCGCCTGCTGGACCGTCTGCTGTCGCATCGAGATTTCATTGTTGGTGACGAGCCAGAGCAGGCGCACCGCGTCCTCGGTCGCGTGGTGATCGCCCTTGCGAATGCGGTCGAAGTTCGGCGCCTCGATCTGGAGATTGGTCGCCACGTCAGTCCAGCCCTCCCGGCATGCGCCGCTCGAGCCCCGGCAGGATCTGATACGCGAGATTCATCCCTTCGAGCGACCACGACCCCGCCGCCGTGTTGTCGGAGACCCGCAGGCGCAGGCCGGTGTCGTGCAGGTACTGGCCCTGCGCGTCCTTGAGGAGCGCCCGCGCCGTCGTCGATTGCGACGACACCGCGATGCCGTCACCGTCGGCGGTCACGATCCGGAAGGCGTCCACCGTCCGCAGTGTTCCGCTGGCGGGCGCGATACTCGTCGAGCCGGTCGGCGTCGCCCGATCGAGCGACTGGCCCGGCATCCAGTCCACCTGGAGCGTCACCGTCTGGTCGGTCTCGAAGATCAGATCGGTCCACCGCCAGCGTTTCTGGTGACTGATCGCGGGCTGCCCCTTGTCGTTGACGCCGTACAGGGTCTTGGTGTGCCACACCGTCTCGAACGGCGCGCCGTTGAAACTGGTGCCGTTCCACAGGTGATAGACGTAGCCGCCAACGGCGGTCGAGGGCTCGCCGCCGAGGATGAAACTCGCCTGCGTCGCCGTGTCGGCTTCATACGCCGCGCTCATCGCCCACTCCCGCGGATACCAGACGCCGTGGCGATAGTTCCAGGTGATCGCCGTCGTGCATTCGGTCGCCGTGCCGGTCGCGATGAACCAGGTGATTTCACTCCGCTGCGTGTCGTGCAGCGCGAAGTACTTGCCACGCGCCGCGTAGCTGGCGGTGGCGAGCGTCTGCCGGATCGGATTGGAGATGATGACGTCGTTGTCGCCGTCGAACAGGCGAATGTCAAAGAGCGGCGTCAGGTAGGCGATCGTCACCGTCGCGGTCACCTGGAACTTGCCAGTGACGTCGGTGTACTTGCTGCCCGCCGGGACGCGCACGGCGGCGCGGTGATGGACGCAGCCGGTCTGCGCGTTCGTCCGGATGCGCGTCCAATCGAGCAGGTTGCCGATCACCTGGCCGGTGCCGCTGACGGCCCAGATCGCCCGCTCGCTGAAGATGATCAACTGGCCTTCGTAGTTGCCGATCGCGCCGGTGATCACGTCGCCGACCGTTTCACTGTCCGAGCAGTCGAGGAAGTTTTCGGCGGTCAGGACCGAGGCGGGCAGGCCGGGGTCACTGAACCAGGCGCGTGTGGGGAAGGCGTCCGTGCGAAACCACCACAGGCGCTGCTTGTGCGGCTCGCAGAAGTAGGCGCCGACCGGCGGCGGATCGCCGTGCTCCTCCATGACCCGGTTCTGCAGGATCGTCAGGTCATCAACGTTATCGACGAACGCTGTCGTCGTGCGACCATCGACGTAGGCGACGAAGTAATAGACGAGGCCGGTCCCGGACGTGCGATAGAGTTCGTAGCCGGTGACGGCGGTGTTCGGATCGACCCCCCACGACAGGGTCACCTGGCGATTCGAGGCGCTGACAATGTTGGAGACCTTCGAGCCGGTCTGCCGGGTGCCGCTGACGAGCGAGAGGATCTTGTAGCCGTAGGTGCCGAGCAGGTAGCCGGCCGAGGCTGAGACCACCGCCGTCGGGATCGGGCTCTGCGTCGCGCCGGCGGTCGTGAGAGCGACGCCGGTCAGGGTCAGCGGCGCGATGACGCCGTTGGCGATGTACACCGTGTCGCCAAACTGTGCCCAGTCGACGACGCGATTGATGGAGGCGGCGCCCGCGTCGGTGAGCAGCGTCCACGTCACGCCGGCATCGGGCGAGTACTTGAGATCCCAATGTGCGGTCCGGTCATCGAAGACGGCGAGCTCGCGGCGCACGGTCGTGCCACCGCCCTGCTGCTTGTAGTGAAAGAGGCCGCGCACACAGGTCGGCAGCCCGCCGCTACTGAGCACCGGCGTCGGGTTCTGCGTCGTGTAGCCCGCGATCTTTTTCGCACGCCCGTACTTGTCGAGAAAGAGATTCTTACTCCCGCTGCTCGAGAAGATGTCGGGCAGGATGACGCTATGGATCCCCTCTTGGGCGCCAAGGAACGCATCGAAGAGTTGGACCTGCAGCGGAATCGGCATCACGTCAGCGGGGCGATGATGAACGCATAGAGTTGTAGGCCGCTATCGGTGTTCCACGGCTGGATCGCGACATTCTTGGCGAAGTGCAGCACGGGCCCGCCCGGATCGCTGAAGCTCATCCCGGCCCCAATGAGTCCCGCATTGTTGTAGTGGAGTACCCCCACCGCTAACTTTGACGTCACCAGTCCCGCGGGCAGCGCCATCGTCAAGAAATCCGGGGTCGAGATGGTGCATCCTACCAACTCAAGCTGATACACCAGGGTCTTCCCAATCAACGTGTAACTGTTCGTGATGACGCTCCCAATCGTCCACGTCCCGGCGGAGGCCGTGAAATTCGCCGGGTCGAAGGGCACGTCGATCCAGTGGCCCAGCGGCGTGGTGCGGGTCTTCTCATAGAGGTCACCGGCCGTGTTGAGGGTCAGGCCCGCCCCCGTCCCATCGGCCAGGAGGGTCACGTTGCCGGACCCCGTCACACCCACGCGCCACGTCTGACTGCCGGCGACGCCGCTCTTGAGCGCGAGCGGGGAAGCCAACGTCCAGAGTCCCGTCGTGACGCCGTCCGCGTCGTGGCACGCGAGCGTCTTGCCCGCGATCCCCGGCGACGTGTTGGCGACCGTGACGTCAGCCATCAGCGAATCTCATACGCGACCTCGAGGTCGGCGCTCCCGCCGCTGATCGTGGCGTAGAGCGCGGCACCTGGCGCCAGCGGGTTGCCTTCCCACTGCCGCGCCCCCGTGTCATAGAACAACTGGACCGAGGTGTCGGCGGTGGCCATCGGCAGCCGAGCGATGACGGCGCCGCCGTTGCCGTCGGTCAGGGCCAGGCGCCCCGCGGCGGCGAGCGTGCCGACACTCGCCGTGATCCAGCGGAGATAGATCCGCTCGTCGGCGGCCGGCGTGACCAGTGCGCCGTTGGCGGTGACCGCGCCGCGAAACACGAAGATGCCTCGGGCCATCGTTCCCTCTCAGGTGTCGTGCGAATAGCGGTACTGGTACGGCGCCGCCCGGTCCCGCCGGAACCCGGTCAGCGAGGCGACGACGGGTTCAAACATCGTGGTCGCGAGCGCGGTGTACTGCGTGACGTCGTCATCGAGGCCCGTCCGCAGCAGCTGCACGGCAAACGTCGCGAGCGGCGTCAGGCACAGATCGACGTAGCCGATCGGGTCCGTCACCGTGATGTCCGCTTGCTGCTGCAGGCCGTACCAGCGCACCTGGTAGGCGTTGTCGGGCGACGGTGCCCAGTAGAGCAGCCGGCCGTTCGTATACGCCTGCCCAGGACGGCCCCCGCTCCCCGTCGATCCCCCGACGAGGGCCAGCGCGCCAGCGCCGGGGCCCGCGTGCCCGCCGGTCTCGCGAATGATCGTGATCGGCGACGTCGGGCGGCCTGTTCCCGGATCGAGCAGGTACAGCTGATCGAGCCGGATCACGCCGACGGGAAACGTCGTTGTTTCCTGCCCGGCCGTCGTCGTGATGGTCCCCGACGTGTCACCGTAGATTTCCGGGTGCAGCGAGAACACCGATTCGAGATAGTCCTGCGCCATGTTGGCGGCGGTGAGCGCCGTCGCCACATCCTTGCCCCCCGGCGCCACCTGCAGCTCGGGAAACAGGACTTTCATCCGATCGAGGACCGCTTGCCCGGTGGCCACAGCCGCTTATCGCTTCGGGTTGCGGTACGGCGTGTGCGGCGCCTTCTCGTCCTTGTCGTCGTCGTCGTCCTTCTTCTCGGCCTCGGCCTTCAGGTGGGCCTCGTGCTCGGCCTCGGCCTTCGGGTGGCGCACGCCGGTGTCGTGCGCGTCGTGCTCGGGGACGTGGTGATCGGGCACAAACACGGCGGGCACCAGCTTGACGTGCCCGGTCGCGTCAACCACCTCGTGCGCTGGGACGACGTGCCCGGCGATGACGTTCCCGGCGGCATCACGCCGGACCTGATACGCGGGGATCTGATCGAGGAGGCGCTGCACACAGACGGCGCCGTCGGTGCCGACGCCGAGTTGCAGGATGAGTTCTTCTGTCGTGATCATGGGCATATTACTCCGCGTGATGGGTGGCGAATTTCGATCCATTTGAATGGCCGCGCATCGAGATTTGGATGCGCGCATGGTCGACGACGTCGCCCGCGACGTCGCGGACGTACTGTTGCCGGTCGCGTTGCGCGCGGGCATAGTCCCGCCGCACTTCCTCGACGATGCGCTCGAAGTACGACCGCCCATTCCCCCACTTCCGCGGTGAACGGTCGTAGACCTTGGCGAGCGTCCGCGCGTCGAGCGGGAGGTACGCCCCCGAGGGGTGTGCCTGGACGGGAAAGAGCAAACTCCAACCGGGATGCATCCAGAACGTGACGTCTGGGTTCTGCGCCCAGATGATCCAGCGTTCGGCGAGCGGATGCCACGTCACCTCGAGGCGCGGATCGATCGCGTGCAGCTCGTCGCGAAACGCCCGCGGGGCAAATCGGACGCCGAAGCGTTGCGGGCCGAAGTAGTGGAGACTGCGCGCGGGATCGGTCGGCGCCGCCTGCGCGTGGGGCACGGTGATCGTGCCGGCGTCCCCCGGCGAGCGCCACGACCCGCCCGAGACCGGCCGGTCGGGCCGATCCTCGGAATAATGCAGCGGATCGTCGGGAATATGCACCTAGTGGCTCCCGAAGGCGTAGGTATGCAGCTGTTTATGCAGATCCTTCTCGGCCTTCGCGCCCGCGAGGTGTTTCCCCATCTTCGAACGCGCCTGGTTACGCGAGCTCGAGGACATCGGCTCGTAGGACTCGCGGAAGGCGCAGATCGGGCACTCCCAGAAGCCTTTCTCGTCGTTTTCGATGAGATCGGTGTACAGCTTCGGTTTGGGGAGGCCGCGCTGCCATTCGGGG